ATCGCCAATCTTGAGAACGGCAACCTCCGCAACGGAATCCAGCAGATGGTGCATGACAGCCAGAATCATGCCGTCCATATTGAAGCCCATATTCCCCTCATGGCGGAGATTATCGAACTTCATCGTCAGCAGCAGATTCCTGATGAACAGGCAATGGCCATTCTTCGTCCTACCGCTGATCATACCACAGAGCATCTGGTTCTCTTTTCGACCAATAGCTTCCGCAAGCAGGAGGTCAACGAACTCAAGCGACAGCTTCAAAACGTCACTGCCTATGTGGATGAGTTGGAACAGCAAGTTATCAATCGGGCTATGGCCGAACAAACCCAAATGCAGGAAGCCGCAATGCAGCAGGCTCCGCAGGGTGGACAAATCGATCCTCGCTCCGAAATGGAATTGCAAAAGGCGCAACTCAAGTTGGCAGAAATGCAGGAAAAGCGCATGATGAACCAAGAGACTCACGCGCAAAAGATGGAGACTATTAGGCAGCAAATGGCCCTTAATGATCTCAAGACGCGGAGTTCTATATTGGAGAAGACGGCCCGTCCCGCAGGACGGCCTCCGATGGCGGTTGCCCAAGCATAATTTTTCTACTAGACAAACCACTTAACCGCTGATAGCGGTATACATTATATCTAATGACTGAATGGACAGATCAGGACGCCCGTGAATGGAACAAAACTTGGGCGATGCCCCATATGCAGAAGGGGCTTAAATACATTGCAAGGCGCGTTAGGCCGAAACGTAGTACAGGCCCAGTGGCCCAAGGCTTTGATCTGTCTCCCGTGTTTATCAAGAGCGCGGGTTTTTATGAGGGCTCTCAAGAGGTGCTTGACCTCGTTTCTATTCTGGCCGAAGGCAAAGTAGAAACTAAACCAAGATTCGACTTGCCAGAACCCTTCTCCCATATAACTTCAGAAGAAACACAAACAGCACAATAATTAAGCTAACTATACAACACTATGGCCGACATCCTCAACTCAGCCCTCACGGGCGAAGCAGACTTCGCTGGAACCATCTTTGGTGGTAAGAACCAACCCGAAGCAAATGAAACTCCCGCAGTCGAAACCACCGCTACAGAGCCCGTCGAGACCCCGAAAGAGGAAGCTCCCAAAGAGGAGAAAGCGGCTCCCGTCAAAGCGGAACCCAAGGCCGAAAAGAAGTCCAAGGCCACCAAGGAAGAGACGGCCAAGGCGGTAGAGAAGATTACCGAGAAAGCGGTTGAGACCAAGGACGAGACCCCGAAAGCCGAAGCTTCGGACGATGATCTCCCCCTCAATCCCCATTTCCAAGACAAACAAGTTTCCGATAAGCCCGAAGGCGACGATTCCGAGAAGGGCATCTCAAGCTGGAAAGAGATTAAAACCGAAATGAAAAAGGCCCGCGAAGAGCGGGATCGCCTCAAGGCCGAACTGGAAGCCACCAAAGAGAAGGTCGGCAAATATGAGGGAGAGACCGTCAAGAGCCTCCAAGAGGAATTGGAAGGCTATAAAACTCGTCTTGCCGAGCTAGGCCGCGAACTAAAGACTGCCAACTTTGAAAGAAGCCCCGAATACGTCGAAGCAATCAAACGGCCTCTGGCTGGCCTTCAGGGCGATCTAAGGGCTATTGCAGAGGCCAATGACGCCGACTTTAGTAAACTCTGGCAGGCTCTTACCGAGCCAGACGCCCGAAAGAGAATCGACTCACTGGAAGACCTGACGGGAGACTTCAAGCGCATGGAGCAGTTGTCCATTGTCAAGATGGCCGACAAATACCATGAGTTGGCCCAATACCATGAAAGGTTCCAACAAGAGGCCGAAACTTTGGCCGAAGCAGAAAATGCCCGCAAGGCCCAGTCTGAACAGGAATTTATTGAGAACGATCTCCGCCTCCAGAAAGCCTTCACGGCCAAAACTTGGACAAATCTAGAAGACCGCCACAGCTTCCTCCAAGAGGTGGACGGACAAGACGATTGGAACAGCCACTTGCGTAACGCCAAGAAGACCGCCGCCGAACTGAATCTTGACCGCATGAGCGTCGAAGACCGCAGCGCCATTTTGGCCAAAGCAACCGTTGTCCCGTTTCTTGAACACGCTATTTCCCATTATTCTGCCCAGTTACAGAGGGTTAGCGATACCAAGGATGCCGAAATCAAAGAACTCAAAGCCCAGTTGGAGGGACTTGTCGGAGCCACCCCAAGTCTTGGCAAGGCCACCGAAACCGACTCCAACGACGAGGACGAAGATCCAGACAGCTTGATGAATTTCGGAAAATCTATTTTCCGCTAAAATTCTGCTATTGACAATTTAACGCAAATGTAATAGTTTGCGCTCAAGACTTGAGTCCGAGTTGGTCGCGGACACTCTGCTGGCGAGTTAGCGCCTTCCATAATTTGTAGCCGTAAATCTCTGGTCGCGGCCCAGAACTTAACCGATCTAGGGGTTAAAATCCCGAAATCAAATCTAACCCTATTAAACAAACTAGAAATAATTAAACATTATGTCAGCACAAACTGCTACTACTTGCGAAAGTATCAATGACAATTTCCAGAGAGAGACTGGACGCATTGCTCTTGGTACCTATCGCTTGGGTCTTTATAAAGATCCCTTCCTGCGTTTTGTGACCCAGTCGGCTTTCCCCGACAACATGGGCGCAATCGTTACCAACACCATCGCTCAACGTACTGTCGCTGTCGGCAGTGGTTGGGAAGATGTTGGTGTTACTGGCGTCAGCGGCGAGACTAACTCCTGCTTGGCCCCCGTCAAAACTGTTGGCTACGCCTTCGATCAGAAGACCTTCAAACTTCGCCATCAGGCGATTGAGTCGAACTGGATCTGCTTGGAAGACGTTCGCACCTCGGCCTTCCCGATTGATGATGTCAACAACTACATCAAAATCTTGGCCGACAACGTCAACAAGGAGTGGATTGAGCGTTATGACAACGACTACCTCGCCTTCTCGACGAAGGTCTCTGTTGAACCTGGCCTCTCTGAGTCCACTTCGACCAGCGGCTTCACCAGTGCCTTGCCTGCTCCTACGAGCGTTCTGACCCTCGGCGTTCTGCGCGAGATCTATGATCGTCTCTATCAGGACAACGCTGGCGATGACGGTGATGCGGTGACCGATGATGGTTCGCCCGTCTTCAACGTGTTCGCTGAACGCGCCACGATTGAAAACCTGATCAAGCTCAACGACGATGTCCGTCAGGACATCCGCTGGAGTGATCGCGTCAACGACCTGCTCGGTGCCAACGGCTCCTCGCTGTTGCCCCGCAAGTCCTATGGTGGCTATGTGTTCCACAGCCGCCCGTTCCCGAAACGCTTCAACGATGACGGTGCTGGTGGCTTCACGGAAGTTGCCCCGTATGTCTCGGCTGGCGCTTCGGTCAACGGCCAGAACAAGTATATCATCAACCCCGCCTACAAGGCCGCGAAGTACACCTCCACGGTTATCTTCCACCCGAAGGCGATGGAATGGCTTGTTCCTAACCCGAACCTCAAAGTCGGCAAGCTGACTTATGATGCTCAGAACTATCGCGGAGATTTCCGCTGGATCAACGAGTATGATAAGAACTGCAACCCTGACAAGAACAGCGGTTACTGGCGGGCTAAGATGGCCTGTGCGGTCAAGCAGATCTTCCCTCAGTGGGGTTACTACTTGATCCATCTGCGCTGCAACTTGGCCAGCGACCTTGTCGCCTGCCCTAGCGGTGCTGGATACGGCTACCTCGCGGGCTAATAGCTAGTCTCTATTCATCAAGGCTTGCCTTGGAGTAAAATCTAAGGCAAGCTCTATGAGGAGAGAATAACTATTATGAAACTAAATATACCCGAAGGATATACCCTGCCCGAAGACGTTACTGACGGCGGAACCCTAGAAGAACTTGTTACCTTCCGCGTTGAAGGCGACTCTCTTGTCCCGACCATGATTGCTGGCGTCGAGCTTGCGGCTGAAGAGGCCGAAGATGAAGCCGACACCATGGAAGAGGAAGCGGTTGCCGAGATGGAAGAAGCACCCATGCGGGGCCTTGGAGCCCGTGTCATGGGGATGGCTTAACGCCACAAGGGCCATAGACTATGGCTCTTCCCACCTTAGACGCGACTTTCGCTTCGGCGGCAGATTTGCCTAGACGGCAGATGTTGGCGCTATGGCATGTTCAAAATATTGGAAGTGGCAATATTGCGGACTACTACGATCTTCCTGAACGCTATCTTTGGGCCAAGATTGCTGTTGCCGCAGGAGGCCCGAAGACCGAAGCAGACTACATCTCCCTCCCCAAGAACTACGCTTGGAGCGATATCTACAATACTGTTTCTGGAGACGTTGCACAGTCTACAGTTGTTGTTTCTGGTGCAGCAAGCGCCAATGGAAGTTATGCTTATGTCGGGCTTGAAGGTGGCCGTCCCAAATATGAATTAAACATAAATTTTTCAATAAGCTGGGATAGTGGAAATAGCAAGTGGACTATTTTGGCAGATGGTAATGTTGTTACGTCTTCTTCTAATGTATCTTATCCTTGGCTTGCCACTGGATGGATCGGGGATTTTAGTACAACAGATTTAGCTTTGACCCCACAAACCCCGAACCACACCGACTGGAGCGAGAACGTGGCACTAGGCCATATCGCAGCAGCCTATCGTGGGGACACGGCCAATCCCGCCAACCTCGCCACCTACATTGATTGGCCTTGGCGTTACAAGGTTGCGTCCATCATTGACCATCTTTCTTAATTAAAACAACCGTGTAGCACTATGAGCATCGAAGAAATACCAAGACGCAGGGGCATGGAGCGCGGAGTAAAACTCACGATGAGTGAGTTGATTGCGGGAGTTGCTTTGATGATTACTTTGTTTTCGGCCCTCAATGGGTGGATTGTATTGCCAGAACAAATGAGGCACATCCAAACCAATGATGCTAAACAGGATGCGCGGATTGAAATGATCAATAAGGAAAACCAAGAGAGATCCGAGACCTTGGCCCGTATTGACGAACGCACAAAAAGAATCGAAGATTACTTGAAATCCAAGGGATTCTAGTCTAGCTTTAAAACCATGAAATCATTCCTAGCAAAACTGGCTGGCATTCCTTCCCTTATCTGGAATTTTTATGCCCCCATCCTCAAACAAATCATCGTTGATGGAGCTTCAGCCCTTCTGCCTCTAGCCTTGGACATTGTCCGCGAACTTGCCGATTCTAGCAAAACTGGGGCACAAAAACGCGAAGCTGCCGTTAAAAAGCTCACCACTGCCGCTGTTCGCAATGGCATTGATGCCTCCGAGTCCCTGATCCGATTCACTGTTGAGTCGGCGGTTCAGAAGATTAAGTCCGAGGAATAATCAAATGAAAGATAAGATCCTTGCATTTCTTGTCTCCAAGTCGGGAGGATTTCTCACCCCCCTCATTGCCGCTGGTATTGCGGCTATTGTCTCCAAGCTTGCCATGGTTGATCCCAAGCTGGCCGAATCCGTCGATCAAGTGAGCCTCACTGGATTCATTGTGGCGTTTATTATCTCCATTGTTAATTACGTCACTAACGAGGCAAACGTCAAGGGCGTTAAGAAAATCCAAGCATTGGTAAATACAGACGTTGACGGAGTTGCTGGCCCGATCACTTATACCGAGGTTCGCAGGGCTATTGAGCTTCAAGGCGCAGTGCATCGTCGCAAGCCCGCCCGTAAGAAAAAGTGAAACCCCTGTCCCATGAACTACTTAAATCCATCCTCGTCCCAACCCCGCCCGAAGAAGATCGCAGAAGTTTCCTTGTCCGTTTACTCTCTTCCCTCAAAATCACAATCAAAGGAAAGCGGGGCGATGCTGGAAAAACTTCCATCACCATCGGAGTCAGAGGTGGAACGGATTTCTAGGAACTGGGATATTGGAAAAAGAGTTTGCAAGTGGTAGAATTTATGGGTGAAATCAACCCATGTGGAAGTTAATCCAGAAACTCTTTGGGCAAAAAAGCTTAGATATTGGCCAAGTGCAGTCCTTGCCGAGCTTGCCCTCCGAATCCAAGGAGAACTCAGTGAGCGTTCCTCCCGCCAAAAAGAAAGAAGAAAGCCCGCTAGAAAGGCTGGTGGCAATCGCCAAATCTCAGGTCGGAGTCAAGGAGGTGGGCGGAAACAACAACGGGCCAAAGATTAGGGAGTATCAAGGGGCCACCAATCTCAAACCCGCCTCTTGGCCGTGGTGTGCCGCGCTGTGTTGCTGGATTATTCGCGAGTGGCTAAAGGACAAGGAGAGCGCCAAGTGGCTCGGACTAAAGCAAATAACTCCAGAGCAATGGAGACCGAAGACTGCTGCGGCGTTTGGTTATATCTCATGGGCCAAAGACCGCCCCGCAACGACCAAGGTGCTATCCCGCAAGGCAAAACCCCAAGCGGGAGACTTCGCTATCTTTGACTTTTCTCATATCGGGATCGTGACCAAGGTGTTGCCCAGTGGAAAATTCCAATGCGTAGAGGGGAATACTGGGCCAGCAGGATTGCGGGATTCCACCTCTGGTGACGGCGTTTGGCTAAAGACCAGAACCTCCTCATTGGTAAGGAATTACATCAGAATCAATCCATCAAACAAGGCATGAAAGATAAAAAGAAGAAGGTTTACAAAAAGCCCGAAGCAAAAACCTGTCCATATTGTGGATCAGAAAAGATTGAACAAATCTTGGTGTCCCATGTCGGAGTAATCAAGACATGCAAAGATTGCCGAGAACAAATCGATTGAAATGGCCGTCCATGACCAAAGACTCCAGAAGGTGCTGGACAAGCTATGTTCTGAGCTTGTCGAATACTTTGATTCGGGGTTTGTGGTGGCTACCTTCCAAGATGGCACTGAAACCAAGAACGCCTTTCTCAAATTTGGCAATGACTATGCTATCGAAGGCATTGTCTCTAATATCCATGACATCCTTTATGGGCAGGAAGAGGATGAGGACGATGACGATTTGGATGACGGGGATTTGAAAAAAGTCATTAAAGACCTTTAGACCTATGCCAAAATCCACACTGATCTTTGACCTGCCAGAAGAGCAGGTCGAATGCGACATGGCCCACAAAGCAGGGGATATCTATGCAATCTTGTGCAGGATGGAGGACCGCTTCCGATCCCACGTTAAATATGGCTCCGACCCCGAATGGCACACAGAGACCATAGAGTCTGTCCGCGAATTTCTTTTGAACGAAATGGCGGATAGGTGTGTCAACTTCAACTAACTTCTCTTTATGAAAAAAATAGCAGTCCTCTCGGACTTCCATTGCGGCCACAGGGTCGGATTAACCCCAACAGGCTGGTTGCCCGAAAAAGACGAGAATGGAGAGATTCCTCTCTGGGCTCAGATCAACAAAGCCCACTGGACTTGGTATGCCCGCGAGATTGCGCGTAACGGCCCCTACGACATCATTTTCGTCAACGGGGATCTGGTGGATGGTAAGGGCAAGAAAAGCGGGGCTACGGAGCTTCTGGCTCCAGATATGGAAGATCAGGCGGATATGGCCGTAAAAATCATCCGCTTGGTTCCCAAGACCAAGAACTGCAAGATTGTTATCACACGCGGAACCCCATACCACGTTAGCTCCTCAGACGGGGAAGACTGGGAAAACGTCATTGCCGAACGAGTCGGAGCCACAGTCACCGACCATGGATGGATTGA